GCGTCGCGGGGTTAAAACTCAGCGAATTGATGAAATCGTCAGAGAGCTATGATATTTACATCAGCCAGCTCAAAAATGCCGTGCGTCTTGCTAACGAAGAGGGAAAGACATATTTCGAGTTATGCAGGTTTTTCAGTCAAGGCGAATCTGATTATCGAGACCAAACGCCGCCGGAACTATGGGAGGAGCAATTTATTAAAAATGCGCGTGATAAAAATCACGACGTCAAGACGATAACGGGGCAGGATTTCGATAGTATTATCGTTGGGGCGCAATTAGCTTCGCATCACGGCTATAACCGAGTTTTTCCCGGAATTGCGCTGTCGATGCGGAAACTGGCGCATGAGGGGCATTTATTGCTTGGTTATCCGGCTTATATCGGCGCATATGTTGATAGCGTTCACATGTCACCAGATGAATATATTTATTGTGGAAAATTGGCGCAGCGCTCGCTGCACCGCGCATTAAAAAACAATCAGGACGGAAAACCGTTCGGGATCACGTGGCTGGCAATCATAAAAGAGCAGGTGCAGGGAAATGTTCACGTCTATATCTATAAAGTGCCAACACCGCCACTGAGAATAAAAACAGATTGGGTGTGGGAAACGCCAAACTACGGTTTTGAAGTAGTTGACCGGGTGACGTTCGAATACATCGACATTATCACCTCTGTTGAAGTTACGGGGTGGGATCGTATAACGGTCATCACGTCTAGACCGCTGGCGGAAAACGAGATGATGACTTACGGCTGGGGTGTTACTCAATTAATGGGGAAATCGGGCCGTATTAATGGGCCTCGCGGCAATATTTGCGATAGTTCCGGCGATATTCCCGGAGAATCATACATCGATTCGGCTGGTAAATTCCGGCCGATGGACGACTACGCAGAAATTTGGAAATCGGAGCGTTAATTATGCTGATTGTTGCACTGGACTCACAAGTCCCAAACCCAAATTTTAAACCGGTTCAGACGCAGTTCAGGACGGTTAAGGGGTGCATCGCCGCATGGCGCGGCGATTTCAGCGTTGATCTGACGGGGAACGGCCACACCCTTTCCCCTATTGGTCGCCCGAATCAGGGCGTTTTCTCGGTATTGTGCAACAAAGACAACGGCTATCTGACAAACGTCCCGGACGGCATAAACCGCACACTGGTCGTTGTTCACCGCCTGCCGGCAACCGTCGCCGCACCAGACCAGACCTACTCAAACCCGCTGGGCAATCTGTCGCAAAGCGACACAAATACGGGCGTGGGGATCGGAATCGTTCAGGCATCCGCCGCGCACCTGGATTTGCATCAGATGACTGGATTTGTCGGGGCAGATAAGAAAGACACGCCGCTTTTTTCGAAGGCTAAGCCAGCGCCGGATGGCCCTGTATCGAATGCGATGCGTTGGCAGTGGTCGGCGTTCGCCGTTGACGGGGATAATAACTTCTGCGCGATGTACATTCCCCGCCAGCTTGATGATCTCGTCATGGGCGCAAATGCGCCAGGCGTACAGCTGAAAAACCGCTGGGTGACAAATCTGGACGGAAGCCCGGCATATTACAGGATCGGGGCATGGCGTGATCCGTCAACACCTGGCGTGAAATCGTCAGCGGTGGAAATTGCCTATGTCGCAATCTATGACCGGCCGTTCATGCTGTCGGATATGCGTCAGCAATATCAGCATGAAAAATATTACATGGCCCAATTTGGGAATGAAATTTGATACCGCACAGAGCGCGGATGGTGAACGCTATGATAGAGAAAAAGTACAGCGCAGTGATCACCGCAGCCGGCGCAGAAAAGCTGGCAAATGCCGCTGTTACTGGCACGCCGGTAGCCATCAAGGAAATGGCCGTCGGCGACGGCGGCGGACTTTTACCCCAGCCAGCAGCAAACGCCGGGCTGGTCGGTGAGCAGTATCGCGGTGATTTGAATAAGCTGGTGATCGCTGACAGCGACGCCAGCGTCATAGAAGCCGAAATGATCATGCCGCCGCAGATTGGCGGCTTCTGGCTGCGCGAGCTGGCGCTGTACGCCGAGGATGGCGAATGCGTCGCCGTCGGCAACATGCCGGAAACCTACAAGCCATTGCTGGCAGAGGGTTCGGGCCGCTTCCAGATAATCAGGATGCAGCTGAAGGTAAGCAGTACAGCCGCCGTAGAGCTGATTGCCGATCCGTCAGTGATTTTGGCAACCGCAGAGGACGTCAAGGGCGCGGAAGATGCGGCCAAGGACTACACGGACGAAGCGATCGTCGAGCTGGGCGAAAGCGTTAACAAAGCGATCGACGCCGCAGTAAAAGCTGCAATCCGCTACGCATGGGAGCAGGACAACCCTGTCGGCTCGTCGCGCCTGTTCAATCAGAACGTGAACCCTAACACCAAATGGCCGTGGTCAACATGGGAGTATGCCGGCGAACACCTGACGATCAGGACGGCCAAAGCCGACGGCTCCGACGTCGGCGCCGAGGGTGGCAGCGACACGGTGAGCATCACGCGCGCCAACCTGCCGCAGTCGGTACTGAATGTATCGGGAAGTACAAGCGAACAACCGGCGCAAACGCTGAAAGCAAAAATGGCGGGCCGGCACGCGCATCAGGGTGGGATGCGAGGGCCAGGGGAGCAATACGGCTCAACAATATCAGGCACCGATAACGACGGCGAACACACGCTGAACTGGACAAGCGAAAACGGCGATCATGAGCATGATGTTGATATGCCGGCGCACGCTCACACCGTTTGGGCACAAACCGAAGCGCTCGGCCAGGGTCAGGCGGTCAACGTTGTCGAACGCCACAAGCTGCAAATGCTTTGGCACCGTGTATCCTAAGCCCCATGCGGGGCTTTATTTTTACGGCAAATAGCGTCATTGTAATCACCGCCCATCCTGCCGCGCTGATTTGGCTCGCCGCCTTGTGCCAGCCACCACACAAAGCCCACCACATGCATTAACCACGCACCACCGCCACCATAGGGGAACACCGTTACAGGAGATCCGCCTAATGGCTCAAGACTATCACCACGGCGTGCGAGTGCAGGAAATCAACGAAGGCACCCGCACCATCACCACTGTCAGCACCGCCATCGTCGGTATGGTCTGTACCGGTGACGACGCCGACGCAAAAGCATTCCCGTTAAACACCCCTGTGTTAATTACCGACGTCCTGGCCGCCAGCGGCAAGGCCGGCGAAACCGGTACCCTCGCCCGCTCGCTGGATGCCATCGCCGATCAGGCAAAGCCCGTCACTGTCGTGGTGCGTGTCGCCCAGGGCGAAACAGAAGCCGAGACGACAACCAATATCGTCGGCGGCGTGACCACCGAGGGCAAGAAAACCGGCATGAAAGCCTTGCTGGCCGCACAAAGCCAGCTTGGCGTTAAGCCCCGCATTCTGGGTGTGCCGGGCCACGATAACGAGGCAGTTGCCTCCGAATTACTGGCCGTGGCGCAAAGCCTCCGCGCCTTCGCCTACCTCAGCGCCTATGGCTGCAAGACGGTATCCGAGGCGCTCGACTACCGCAAAAACTTCAGCCAGCGCGAAGCTATGTTGGTTTGGCCGGATTTCCTGAGCTGGGATACCACGACCAATGCATCCGCAACCGCGTTTGCAACCGCCCGCGCGCTCGGGCTGCGCGCCAAGTTGGATCAGCAGGTCGGCTGGCACAAAACCCTGTCCAACGTTGGCGTTAACGGCGTGACCGGCATCAGCGCCGACGTCTATTGGGATTTGCAGGATACGGCCACCGATGCCAACCTGCTGAACCAAAACGACGTTACCACGCTGATCCGAAAAGACGGATTTCGCTTCTGGGGGTCGCGCACCTGCTCCGATGATCCGCTGTTCCAGTTTGAAAACTACACCCGCACCGCGCAAGTGCTGGCCGACACGATGGCCGAGGCGCAGATGTGGGCAGTAGATCAGCCGCTGCACCCTTCCCTTGCAAAAGACATTATCGAGGGCATCAACGCCAAATTCCGCGAGCTGAAAAACGGCGGTTACATCGTTGACGGGAATTGCTGGATTGATGAAGCGGTCAACGACAAGGACACACTGAAAGCCGGCAAGCTGGTGCTGGATTACGATTACACGCCAGTGCCGCCGCTCGAAAACCTGCTGCTGCGCCAGCGCATCACCGATCAGTATCTGATGAATTTCACTCAGAACGTGAACAGTTAAGGGGGACGCGATGGCCTTACCACGCAAACTGAAGTACCTGAATCTGTTCAATGACGCCAACAGCTACCAGGGCGTTATTGAAGAAATCACCCTGCCGAAGCTGACGCGAAAGCTTGAAGCATTCCGGGGCGGCGGCATGAACGGCAGCGCCAGCGTTGATCTGGGGCTGGATGATGGCGCACTTGACGCCGAGATCACCCTCGGCGGCATTGAGGCGCAGATTTACAAGCAATGGGGCATCGCCAAAGTTGACGGCGTACTCCTGCGCTTTGCCGGTTCGTTCCAGCGTGACGACACAGCCGAGATCATTGCCGTCGAAGTGGTCATGCGCGGGCGTTTCTCCGAGTTTGATCATGGCAACTATAAGCAGGGCGACAACACGCAGACCAAGCTGAGCGC